CACATCGGCCACGGTTGTATAGTCGGCGTTGATGATGATGGCGCGGCCACCAGTGGACTCGCTGATCGACTCGGTTCGTAGTTCTTGATTCTGTAGTGCCATTAGTAAGTCTCTCCGTGGAGAAGTGATTGAGCGGGCGTAGTCTCTTCGAGCGAGAGTCTCGGCGGCGTGATCCGCGTGTGCAATTTTGACACGATGATGTTCTGCCCGGTGTCGTGCCTCCGAGCGCGGAGCCTGAACTGCGCGTCCACGATGCGGTATATTCCGGGCTTGTACTCTTGCCAAGCTCCCCACCCGGCGGTCGTGCCGTCGATGTTGATGCGGACCTCGATCACCAGCTCAGGGTTGGCAGTCTCGCCGGGAGTTGTGTATCTCGGTCCCTCCCACGTCCAGCGGTCTTCGAGCAGGTCGCTGATCTCCCAGGTCGCTGCGTCCCAGGTCGTATGGTTGACCGCTTCGGCATCGACCCACGCTTCGAGGAACGCGGCACGAGGCTGGCGGTCCTGCTCCAGGGTGAGGGCGGCACCGCTGTCCCGCTGCGTGGTGTAGACCGTCTCCCATGCGACTGAGGTGGATGCAGCCGTGTAGCCGAGAGAGCCGTCCGTGGCCTGCTCGCACTCGGGTCCGATGAATGGCTCGCCGGGGGCGGGCACCGCAGACTCCCACCCGTTGCCGCCGGATTCCCAGGACTCCCACGCCTGATCCGGCGCCGTGGCATCGCTGGGCAGGGAGTCAGCGTCAGGGGTGGGGGACCATGTGGTGGTCGCAGGGACTCCGTAGGCCCCCGCTGCGTTCTGAGCCGCGTAGAGCAGCGTGGGCGCGTCCGTGGTGGATCCGGCCCAGTTTGAGGTGGGCTCGCTGGATCGCGTCCCAGCGCGTTGTGAGGCGGCCTCACGGGTAACGAGCTGTCCGAGGATCCAACCGCCGCCCCTGCGGACCTCGACGGCCAGGAGGTCATCGCCCGTGACGGTGTAGCCGTAGACAGCTTGGCGCTGGGACAGCTTGCGGGTGAGGTCCGTGGGAGTCTCAGGCGGGGCGGTCAGGCCCCGGATGGGGACTTGGACGCGGAGGGAGGATCCAGGCTTCCGGCGCCTCCCACGCTGCGTGATGCTGTTGGCGGTCAACTCGATGGTCTGACCCGGTTGGGCGTTAGGGATCTGGATGATGGCATTCGTGTCGAGCCCCGTGGCCCCACCGGCCAGTGTCCAGTCGGTCGCGTTCTGTCCAACCACGCGCCAGAAGATCTCCGTGCGGGAGATTAGCCGCTTCGTAGGTTGAGCGTAGTCGAGCCCGATGAAGATCGTGGTGACATACTGACCGGGTGCCTGACGGACGAGGACATCCATAGCCCCGAGGATGGCAGTGTCGCCGGGAGGCGAGTCCTCGTTCACCGCGAGGTCGAGCCCCGGTCTAGGGCCGTCCCCGGAAGACCCGAGACCAAGGAGCCCCGATGTGGATGTGGGTTCGGCGGTGTCGTTGTAGATGTCGGCCTGATACTCGATCCACTCACACTCTCGCGTGAAGTTCTGCATCAGGGTGCTGGTCATAATCTCGACCACCAGCTCGTCGCCCGACTTCACCACCATCCAGCTCGACTCTTCTTGGAGCGCGGTGCCCATCGTGCTGCTGGTGATGAGAATGTCGCCCGTGGTGTACGAGCCAGCAGGGCAGAGGGTCGAGTCGAGAGGGCCATCAGCAGCGTTGTCCACGAAATCCCGTCCGTAGACCTTGTGCGCCCCATCGGCCAGCGTGATGTCGCGGTCGATCATAACGACCCTTCCAGATATGTTAGGCCCACCAGGCGCAGCCCATTGTCCGTAGCTCATTCGCCCGTTGTAGAGTTCGACGATGCCAGTCGCCGCGCCCGCGCCAGAAGTGTTCGACGCGGGGAAGACCCGCACGATGGGCGCGGCTGCTGCCGAGGTCTTCGTCTCGTGGAAGCCAGCAACCTGCACAAAGTACCACCCGGAGGTGCCGAGCTTCTGGATGTGAGCCGAGCGCATATCCTCTGGCAGCGTTGCAAACTGCGAGGCGTAGATCGTCTCGGTTGTCCAGTCGCAGAAGTAGCTCGCCGTGCCGCCGTCAAGGATCAGCGCCACCAGGCTCTTGTTCGAGGAGATCACGCCAGGTTTGATGTACACGCCGAAGGATAACCACTCGGCGTTCAGGTCGCTGCCTGACACGGTGCCCGTTGCTTCGACATACCCGTGGCTGCTCCCGCTGTCTTGTACCTTGTCGGCATCGGTCGCCGTGCCGTATGGGTTGGCTACCGTGTTCGCAGTGACGGTGACATTCGACGCGGTCCATGCGGTGAAGTCGAGCGGGGCTGCGATCATCTCGATCTTGTACCCAGTGCTAGGGTTACTTGCTCGAAGGGCGCGACCACCGTCACCTCGGGGCATGATGTCGGCACCAAGGCGAACGAGGTCGCCCGCCTCGAAGGGAAGCCCAGAGGGGCCGAGTGTGAAGCTACCGCCACGCTGGATCAGCCGGTTGATGTTTAGCTCGAACCTCGCCTGTCGCTCGGCCTGCGCCGCCGAGGTGATCCCCAGGTAGTTTCGCGACACCTTCCTGACCTCGCTTAGGTTCAGGACATTCTCGATGCTTGGGTCGAGGACCGTGATCGGGACGAGGTTGTACTGTTGCGCCCTGTCGAGGATCGTGATGTCCACGGCGTTCGGCTTCATGCGGGGGTTCGAGTAGCCCACGCTGAAAGACCCCCCGACGATGTTTGCGCTTGTCACGAGACCCGCCGGGGTGCGAGGGTGCTGGAACTTGAAGCGGACCTTACTGCCTTCGCGGATAGGAATGGCGCGGCCCACCTGGCAGACCTCAAGGACCGAGTCCCAGGCACCCTGCTCCTGATCGAATACCCCGTTGAACTCGTGGCGCGATTCGCCCAACTCGATGGTCGCCGTGGTGGGGATCGTTGCCGCTGCGGACAGGTAGGTGCCTGCTGTCCAGGGGTCAGCTTCGTCCAGCCGGTCCCAGTAGCACTTGATGAGCCAGTAGTCGTCGAACCCTAGCGTTGCGCCCTGGATCCCGAAGATCTCATACCCGCCAGCCGTCCCCGAGTTGAGCGCCCCTTGGTTGATGTCGGTGACATTAGGGATGGGGAACCCGTGCGCTCGGAGCTTACGGCCCACCACCCACTCCAGCGGTAGTGCGCTTCCCGTGGAACTCTTATGGATGTTGAAGGTGATGACACCGCGATCATCTGGGTCGCTGGGGTCGGTGGTGAAGAGGACATCCTCCGAGATACCCGTGGGCGTGTCGTAGTTGAACTGCGCCGATCCGCTGTATACAGTCTCGTCGCAGTAGTTCGCCCATTCGATAAGCGAGGGGCTCACGCAGTTCTGAACGAGGTAGGTTTGGCCCATGCCCCAGCGTCCGTTGGTGAGGAGCCCAAGCGCGATCCATGCTGGGTTCGAGGACCACTCCAGCGAGATGGCAGGGGTGGTTGTAGAAGATCCATCCCACACGGGGACCAGCAACCCCTTGACCACCGAGGTTGTCGTTGGTGCGGATCCGTTCAGTTGCTCCGTGGCCCCAACCTGGAGGGCGAGGATCGGCGTGTTGGGATAGGTCAGCTCGACGTTGGTCACGGCCAGCGCCGCCGCGAGTGTCACATCGTCGGACACCCGCGTACTGGTCGAGTCAACATTCGTCCGCAGAACCTCGATCCTGTAGCGTGAACGCTTGTGGGTGTTGGTCGGCGTTACAGACGAGTCGGGGACCACGCCCGTCGATGACCCCGATGTGGATGTTGAGTGAGGAGCCCAGGCGGTAAACCTTGGATTGGTTATGGGGGATTGGGCACCGCCCGTGTCGTTGAATGTGACCGCGCTGAATATGCGGCTATCCCCTTGGCTGCCCCATCCATCAGGAAAGTGCTCCTCGCGCCCGAGGCCGCCGTTGAACTCTATCGTCGCCGCGACCGCGCCAAGCGGCTCGTCGTAGATGGTGAACTGATCGAACAGCGTGTTTGGGGAAGCGGCTAGGTCACCAATACTGTGGGACACCGTAGTGTCCCACGCGGGGGTTTGCACACCCGGCTGGTCACTGATATGAATGACGGACCCGGCGTTCAAGAAGACATCGAGCGGGCCGTTTGTGTTATCTGTCCACCTCCACGCGCTCACCGTGATATGGTTCCACACACCGGCAACGACTACTCCAGGGGCAGAGTGTAGGCGGTCGCCATTATTGAACGGGGCGAACCCCGAGTAGTCGGGTATGCTCAGTGATCCGTCTGAGTGGACCTGTAGGTCCGTGATCGAAGAGAGGCTCGCGTCCGCGATTGCCCCCAGCGGGAGTTTAAACCAGAAGAATAACGTGTAACCACTTTCGCTCTCAAGTGCGGTGGCCCTCGCCTCTCCCTTGAGGCACCTCCCCCGCACGGGCGGTGCCCACGTCTGTGGATCGAAGAACTCAGTGGGAACTTCGAGGGTGAACGGTTGGGGTGACTTCGTGGAGATCGGGCCGACTGGCGGCAGCCGCACCCACCCGTCCGACGTGTGACCACCCGTAGTGATCGGGATGCCAGCGGATGTCAGCTCGCGGTATCGGACCTGGAACGCATAGTTCGAGGACTCCAGATTGCCCGTGGTATTGTTCTGCTCGAACAGGCCCCGGTTGAAGTAGAGCCGTAGGATCACAGAGTCAATCTCGGTCAGCCCCATGTCGAGCGCGACACCGTGCGCGGTCCATACATGGTCGTTGGTTGTATCGTCCCAGGATCCAGGGATATAGGCGCCGTCCGGGCCACTGGTTGGGCCGCCGTTCCCCGTGCCAGTGGTCTCAAGCGCGGTCAGGCCCAGGTTGGCTGAGATGAATACGCGGGTGGCCTCAAACCCAGGAACGACTGCCTGCTCGTTCGTGCCAAGCCGGACCCACATGAACATATCGTCGAAGTTCTCCGCTGAGTTCCCATCGACTTGCAAGCTGGCGGGGATCGTCCCGAACTCGGTTCCAATCGGCTGCGCCCCCGGTGTGTCGGTAGCGATGCCGCTGACCGAGTGGATCGGCCCCTCGCCCAGAGAAATCTGCTGGTACAAGGTTGACACCTCGGGGATGCCACCACTTCGCAGATACTCGTTGATGAGCGTCCCGCCGAACCTGATCTCTCCAAAGATCAAAGGCAACGGCAGTCCCTCGTTGCGCGTGTTACTGACGCCGGAGAACGAATAAACCGAGGACTTCGTGGAGCCCCGCTCCACCTGTTCCTGATCCTTCGGCATCAGGAGCGCCATAGCGACGCGCCCGACCAGGAACGTGGCGATCAAGGTTCCTACGGCGGTACTGATAGACGCCCACATCGCCATAACTGCGGCTTCGGTCTGGATCGCGGCCCAGATACTTGCGCCCAACGCACCGACCCCCTCAGGACGAACGATGAAGCCCAGTGTGCCGCCGTCACACAGTTTCGAGTCCCACTCATGCCGGGGTACACCAACCCCCTCGTAGAAGGCGGCGACATCCTCGCGCTCACAGTCCCCAAGGGACTCTGGGAAGAGGTCCGACACCATGCCCGCATCGACCTCTGTGATCTCCCGGTCGCCCAGGTAGAACAGGTTTGGCACGATGACCAGTTGGACTTTCCCCGCAGTGACTACGCTCACCTGGACTCCTCCCGTAGGCGGTACACCCCGGTGATACAGCGCAATCGTGGGACTGGGCAAGCATATACGCCCAGCTCCTCGGCGGCGCTCAGGGCGAGCTGTAGGGAGCTGTCAATGACCACGGAGACATGGGTGCTGGCTTCTAGGACGAGGACGATGACATCCCCAAAGTTGAGCCTACCCGTCACTGCCCCGTCTTGCACGAGATCCATCCGCTGCCACTCGGATCCAACCACCTCGGAATCGTCAACGGCGCAGGCGGCGGCGCAGACCTCTTCGTTGTCGGCAGTGGGCAACGCGGAACTCGACCAACCGGCGCGACGATAGGCTTCACGCACCACGCCGATGCAGTCGAACCTGTCAGGCCCGAAGGCGTGACGCTTGAAGGGAGCCCCGATCAGATCGTCGTACTTGACTTTTTTCATCGTCTGCCTCCCGTAGGGATGCCAGGGAACCCACCGAACCGCTCAGGGTGGTGACGCACCCCGATAGTCGGATTCGCAAGTTCCTCGTCCCCCCTCGCAGTGCAGTCCTCCAGAGTGTAACCGCATGAGGTGAAGGTTGTTGCACCTCCTGCCTGGACATTATAGCCGCACTCACCAGACCCGAAGATCCAGCGACAGCGGCGCCTGGAGTAGAGGAACCTGGGCAGCCTCGCCTTGAACACATTGAAGGCCGACAGTTCCACGGTGATCGAGCGGTTGTCCATCGCCGCCGACACTACCCTGGCATCCTCGACGATTGCCGCAGCCGGGTTGTCTAGCTCAAGGCTCGACACCACCAGGATCCGAGCCCTCTGGCCCACCAGGCCGCCGTGCTGGTCAACCGCCGAGGTGAGCCAGAAGGCCCCGCCCACGGCCAGCGTGACCTTGATGGATGGGATGTCGCCCTCGGATGACTGCTCGATGCCCGAGTGAACGATTGGCGCAGGGTAGTAGGCGATGGGGCTCCCGGTATCGTCCTCCCCGAACTCCACCAGCTCCGTGAAGTTGGTCAGCCGGTGGCGGGTGCCGTCAGGCATCTCGAACTCGAACAACCAGATGAACGGATCCTCTGACTCGATCTGGTTCTTGTGGGCCTTTGTTAGCTGTGAGAGGTCTTTCATGCTCCGTATGTGGTCGCGTCAAATACTTCGATCAGGTCAAACCTATAGTCCTCGGCACCCTCGCCAACTCCGCTGCGGTGCTTGGATGCGATGCTGGTGGATGCAAACCTCACGGCGATGGTCTCCTTAGTGAGCGGGTGAACCCAGTCGAACGGTATCTCCGTGCCACGGTGCGCCAGGAAGAAGGCCGAGAGTGTCGCCCGCTCGGCGTGGGTTCCCCCGAGCATTTGGACCCCAAAGAAGCGGCGCTCCTTGGGCAGCACGGGCATGGTTGCCCTGTGCCCCGTGTCGAAGGTTACCGAGTTGATCCCAACAACGCGCTCCTCGCTGATCGGCCAGGAGGCTGGCGTGGTAAGCGTCCCAGTCTTGCCCTCCGTCTCAGCCGCAACGGGGACCGACGGTTGGTTGTCTGGGTCGGGGGGATCCCCTCCCGTGATATAGACTGTGACCGTCGCGGTGTTCGATATCCATCCGTTCGAGTCATCGACCGTGTAGCTGAATGTCTGGATGCCCGCAGGTGAGTTCGCTGCCGAGGTGAAGGTTACGAGGCCCGTGCCCGAGGCGTAGTTCGCCGTGGCACCGTGGGTCAGGCCGCCAGTGGTCAACGCCACGGTTAACGGGTCGATGGTGGCACCGTCATACGCCTTGTCGTTGGCGAGGATGCTGATGAGCGTAG